TTCTCAAAATACAGATTTAGAATGGAATAAAGCAATACCAAATATGATAGGCGCTCAACAATCTAATGGTACTGCTGAATTTATTGATATGTATTTAGCAGAAGTTTGTTTTATAGATGGTCAACAACTAGCACCAACATCATTTGGAGAATTTGACGAAGATAGTGGAATATGGAAACCAATAGATGTATCTGGTTTAACCTTTGGAACTAATGGATTTTATTTAGACTTTGAAAATAGTGGTGCTTTAGGAAATGATGCAAATGGTTCTAATAACTTTACAGTTAATAACCTTACAGCAATAGATCAATCTACTGATACTTGCACAAATAATTTTGCAACATTAAATTCTTTAACTAATTCTGAAATGACATTTTCAGAAGGAAATACAAAAACAGTTAGAGGTGGAACTGATGGTCAGTTTGCGACTTCTACTTTTGAAATGAATAAAGGAAAATGGTATTTTGAAAGTAAATTATTAAATTATAGTGGAGATTCAAGACCTACTATTGGTTTATCACAATCTCACAAATCTTTTAATTCAAATCTTGTTGCGGCTTCACAGGCAACTAATGGAGTATATTTTTTACCAGAAAGTGATACTTACCAAAGTAATAGTGCAACTGCTATAACAAATATAGATACTTCACCTGCAACTAATGACATTTATATGTGGGGTATAGATTTAGATAATTTAAAATTTTATATTGGTAAAAATGGTACTTGGTATCATTCTTCTGACCCTTCAGCAGGTAGTAATGGATTAGCAATAGCTGTATCTGATTATTATGCTGTTGCTACAGGGCCTAATGATGATGGAAGTGATACATCAAGAAATAATGAATGGCTTTTTAATTTTGGCTCTCCAGCTTTTGCAATCTCATCAGGTAACACAGATGGTGAGGGTTACGGAAACTTTGAGTATGCAGTTCCATCAGGATTTTTTAGTATGAACAGTAAAAACCTAGCGGAGTATGGATAATGGCTTATTCAACTATAGACGATCCAACAGCATACTTTCAGACTAAAATATATACTGGTTCAGATAACGGTGCTCTTACACAAGTAGTAACAAATGATGGAAATTCAGATTTACAACCAGATTGGGTGTGGATTAAAAGAAGAAATTCAGCAGCTAATCATTCAATTACCGACACAGTAAGAGGATTGACAATAGGTCTTTCAACATCAACGACTGCTGCAGAAGTAAATGATGATTTTGGAGTAACTGCTGTTGGCTCTGATAGTTTTAGTGTTAGAGAAAATACTTCAGCACAAGGACAAGTTAATACTGGTACTTTAGTAGCATGGCAATGGAAAGCAGGAACATCATTTACCAATGATGCAAGTGGAACTGGAATAGGAAGTATTGATAGTGCTGGAAGTGCATCTGATGCTTCTGGGTTTTCAATCGTTTCATACACAGGAACTGGTAGTGCTGGTACGATAAAACATGGTTTATCAACTGCACCTAAAATGATTATACAAAAAAATAGAGATGAAACACAACCTTGGTGGGTTTATTTTTCAACTATTGGTGCTGGTGGACAATTAAGATTAAATGGAACTAATGCAGAAGGTTCAGACGGTGGTGTATTATGGAACAGTACAGCGCCTACTTCAAGTGTATTTAGTGTTGGAGATAACACAGGAGCTAATGGTTCATCAGATGCATGTATAGCCTACTGCTTCGCAGAAAAACAAGGCTACTCAAAATTTGGAAGCTACACAGGAAATGGAAATGCTGATGGTACATTTGTTTATACAGGATTTAAACCTGCTTGGATTATGATTAAAAGAACAGATAGTGCTAATTCATGGACTATCAGAGATTCTAAAAGAAGCACATTTAATCTAATGCAAAAATCATTGTTTGCAGATTTAAATAATGCTGAATCAGATAGCTCAGATTATAATTTTGATTTTTTATCAAATGGTTTTAAACAAAGAAATGCTAATGGAATAGATAACGCATCAGGTGGAACATACATCTACATGGCTTTCGCTGAAAATCCATTCGTAACATCAACAGGAGTGCCTGCAACGGCAAGATAATTATGTTACAGAAAATAAAATTTGCACCTGGATTTAATAAACAAGTAACCGCAACCGGTGGTGAAGGCCAATGGGTTACAGGTGATAATGTTCGTTTTAGATATGGTTATCCAGAAAAAATAGGTGGTTGGGCTCAACTAGGTTCTGTTGAAATGACAGGTCGTAATACAGCCATACATCATTTTGTTAATACATCAGGTATCAAGTATGCTGCACTTGGCACAAGTAGTATATTGTACGCTTATTCTGGTGGTATATTTTATGATATACACCCAATTAAATCTACTACAACTTTAACATCAGCTTTTACTACAACTAATGGATCTGCAACAGTTACCTTAACTTTTTCATCTGCTCATAGTATGAATAAAGGAGATATTATTTTATTAGATAATTTTACTTCAATTACAAATTCTAATTTTGTATCAGGTGATTTTACAGATGTAAAATTTATGGTAGCATCAATACCAACTACCACTACTTTAACTATAACCATGGCATCTAACGAATCCGGATCTGGTGCATCTACATCTGGTGGTATTAGAGTTAAACATTATTATCCAGTTGGACCAGCAGTTGAAACTGCAACAACAGGTTGGGGCCTTGGATCATGGGGTGGACAACAACAAGGTCAATTTACATCAACACTATCTTCAGGAATAAATGCATCAGTTACATCTTTAACAATGGCTAGCTCATCTTCTTTTGCATCAACAGGTACCGTGCAAATAGGAGCAGAATTAATTACTTATACAGGAAATAGTGGTGGCACACTATCAGGTTTAACAAGAGGTGCTAATGGTACAACAGCAGCTATACATTCATCAGGTGCAACAGTTACAGATGCATCAAATTATTTTGCATGGAACTCTGCAGCATCAGGAGATATTGTAACAGCACCAGGTTTATGGTCATTAGATAATTTTGGTAATAAACTTATTGCAACAATAAATGGTGGTGAAAGTTTTGAATGGGATTCAAATCCAACAACAGCAAATGCTACTAGAGCAACAATTATATCTGGTGCACCAACTTCATCTGCATTTAGTTTAGTATCAACTCCTGATAGACATTTAATATTTTTTGGAACAGAAACAACCATTGGAACAAAATCCACACAAGACCCCATGTTTGTAAGATTTTCTTCTCAAGAAGATATTAACACTTATGCACCATCAGCTACTAATACTGCAGGTACACAAAGACTTGCAGACGGATCTAAAATTGTTGGAGCTATTAGAGGACGAGACGCAATATACGTTTGGACTGATACAGCATTATTTACTATGAGATTTGTTGGTCCACCTTTTACTTTTTCATTTCAACAAGTAGGTACAAATTGTGGATTGATTGGACAGAACGCAGCTGTTGAAGTTGATGGTACAGCATACTGGATGTCAGAAAATGGTTTCTTTAGATATACAGGTAGACTAGAATCTTTACCATGTTTAGTTGAGGATCATGTATTTGATGATATTAACACAATACCAAAACAACATATCAATGCAGGATTAAATAATTTATTTGGTGAAGTTGTTTGGTTCTATCCCAATTCTGGATCAGGAACTGTAAATAGAATGGTCACATACAATTATCTAGATTCAAGCGCCGAGCGACCAGTATGGACTACAGGTACATTAGCAAGGACTGCGTGGCAAGACTCAGCTGTATTTGGTAAACCTCATGCAACAGAATATGACACAAGTTCTAACGGTACATCTGGTTCTTCTACATTTGTTCAAGGTAATGTTGATGGTGTTAGTTATTACTATGAACATGAAACAGGGTTAGATCAAATACGAGAAGGTGCAACTACATCCATTACTGCATCAATTGAATCTGGAGATTTTGATATAGGTCAACAAGGACTCGCTGGCGATGGTGAGTTTATGATGAAAATTAGAAGAGTGTTACCAGATTTTTTAGCACAAACAGGTGATGCAAGATTAACATTAAATTTAAGAGATTTTCCAAACGATACACAAGCTAGTTCTTCACTTGGGCCATTTATTGTAAACAATAGTACAAAAAAAATAGATACACGTGCAAGAGCTAGATCAATATCATTGAAGATAGATAATACAAGCACAAGTCAATTTTGGAAACTAGGTACATTTAGAATTGATTACCAACCGGATGGAAGAAGATAATGGCAAAAATAGTACAATCATTAACACAGCCACCAAGAGAATACGATCAATTAACATTTTTATCTTTAGTAAGAGACTTAAATGGTTTAATTGAAAAATTAAATACAACTTTTCAAGAGGAGAAAACAGAAGACAATGATGCCATTGTTTTCTTTTTAGGTGAATAATGTCCAATAGTTTTATAAGTAAAAAAGTAGATATTACATCAGATGCAACATTTACTTTATATACAGTACCCGCTGCAACAACGGCTATAATAAAGTCTATATTAGTGAGTAATGATGATGCATCAGGGCAATCGGCTCAATTAAACATAACCCTAACTAATTCAAGCGACGCTGTTTTTAGTATCGCTTTTCAAAAAATAATTGACGGAGCACAGGGACAAGCAGGAGATCCAGTAGAAGTATTAAGTAAAACTTTAGTGGCTGAAACTGGAGACATTATAAAAGTATCAGCATCTGCAGCAAACAGGCTTCATGTGATACTTTCAGCTATGGAAGTACTGCCTAGAACAGTTACAACATAATCTTGATTTATTAGATAAAATCTAGTAGATTAAAGAATTCAGGTGAAAATCCTGCCTTTTTAATATAAACAAAATTTAATATATATGATTACAAGATCTCAAATGCGAAGACAACTACGTGCAAAAGGTGGTATCATGAGTGTAGAACCTAGAACAGGTTTTTTTCTTGGTGGTATAAAAAAAAGAATTAGAAAACTTATACCAAATGAATTAGCAGATGTAGCAGTCAAAGCTGCACCGTTTGTTGCACCATTCTATCCAGGTGCTGCAGCAGCAATGAGAGGTATTGGTAGATTTGATCAACGAGGTAGTATTAGTGATGCACTTAAACAAGGTGCGTTAACTTATGGGTTTGGTAAAGTAGCAGGAAAATTAGGTGGAGCTGAAAGTAATCCAGGTTTTTTTGGTGGTCAAACATATAGTAAACAAGGTTTTATGGATGACGGCATAGGAAGATTTTTTAGAGGTGGAGAAAAAGCTGCAGATGTTAATAAGATTTCAAGAAATGCACCACCAGGAGAAATTGGTGGACCCGGTTATATAGATCCGACAACAAAAGCAAATGAAGGAACAAGTTTTATAAAAAAAGGAACAGATTTTTTAGGTGATAAAGTTCCAGGTTTTGACAAACTAAATCAAATCGTACAAGAAAAATTATTAGTTGGTGGAGTAACAAGCGGTGCAACATATTTATATGAAAAATTTTTAGCAGATGAACCACCACAAGATGAAGGTGAAACTTACGAACAATACATGGCAAGAAGAAAAGAAAACGTCGGTAGAAAAATGAGAACGTATATGGATAATTATTTTGCAAATGAACCTGAGTATATGCAACTTGATGATGCCGGTAGAGATGCATTTGTCTCTAGATACAATGTTCGAGATGGTGGTCGTATAGGCTATCAGACTGGTGGTGTTACTATGGGTAGTACATTACAACAAAACATAACAAGTAACAGGCAACAAGCGGCAGGGATCCAGGCTATGTTAAATGCAGCAAGAACAAAAGCAGGTCTTCCAACGGTACAAGCGCCACAAAGAACAACGCAATCCGGAATTAGTTCGTTATCTACACCTGCACAAACGTCAGCGCCTGCACAAACATCAGCGCCTGCACCTTCTATTACAACACCAAGCTCAACACCTACACAAACTCAAACTCCAACTATGC